CGGTCAGGGCTTCTACCAGTTTTCGTTCGTGAGGTAGCAGTGTGCCGCCTTATCATCTTTCGATGACAGGTTTGCACAAAGCCCCTCCCAAACCGTGCTTACACCTCTCGATGTACACGGCTTTCCATTCATTATTGACATGTCATTTATTTTGTTCCCTGTGAATCTTTTTGAAGCATTTCGGGCAAACAATCAACGTTTTACGTCTCATGTGAAGCATTTTCTTGCCCCATTCCGTAGTGCTTTTCAGATTCTTCATTTTACCTGCATGATAAATACAGCAGGAATCACTATTATCACCACACAGCTCACATACCCCTGCACTTAGCCGTACATATTGCGACAGCTTTTTCGTGTCAAAGGATTTGTATTGCCATGGGTCTTTATCGGACATCAATTTACCGGCTTTGCAGTCAGCTAACGAGACGAGTTTTGCATAATTGATACCACCTTTGGTTTCATAGGGAATAGCCCATTTACCGTCATGACGATACTTTTGGATAATTTTTCTCGTTGTGCTGTTGCTTTTGCTTGCAAGCGTCTTTAGACAGCTATATTCCATAAGATAACGGAAATAATTCAGCTTATCATAATTCGCTGCTAAGCAGTAATAATTGCAAATGCCACGGATTTGTGCATTATACCTGTTCACAATATCCACTTCCGAAAGATGTCTTAATCTTGGAACGCAAACCGCCCAAATTTCTCCGTTTGGCTTTTGTTCTATGATGTCGTTTTTGAACAAGAATTGCATGATCTTATCTTCGAGAGGTACAGTTAATTCTACAGAGTTATTCAGCGTTCTTTGTTTAACACCGTTTGCCTTTTTCTTTATCTTCTGGCTTCGGCGTACCGCAACGTCATAACCAAGGAAACGTACTCGTTCAGCACTGTGTGTGATCTTTGTTTTCTCAGCACTCAACTCTAAATGGTACTGCGTTGATAGAAATTCTCTCAGAATCTCCTTAATTTCTTCACAGTCTTCTCTACTTCCGCTGATTCCAATTAGAAAATCATCAGCATATCGGCAGTATACAAGCTTTTTATCGTCGGACATTCTGGCAGGTGTTTTCAGCTTTTGGCTGCACACCGCTTTATATTCCTTAATTGCCAGCTCACGTTCTTCACCTTTTACCCGGTCAATCTTCTTCTGAAGTGTCTGTCGTCTTTTTGCTAAATGAAGATATTCCGGTGTCTGGTGTCGTGTAGACTGCTTATCAAACTTTTCCTTGAGTTCCATGACTTTTCGGTCAAGCTCATGCAGGTAGATATTTGCCAGGATAGGGGATATAATTCCACCCTGCGGTGTACCGGAGAGTGTTGTGTGGTATTGAAAATCTTCCACATAACCTGCTTTCAGGAAAGCTCTGATAATATTGATAAATCTGCTGTCCTTGATTTTGACTTCTAACGTCTTGATAAGCACTGCATGGTCTATATTGTCAAAACAACCTTTGATGTCACCTTCTATGAACCATTTTACAGAACGAAAATTTGTCTTTATCTGGTCTAGAGCTGTATGACAGCTTCTCTCCGGTCTGAAACCATGTGACTGGTCATAAAATAACGGTTCATAGATTGCTTCCAGAAACATTCTAACCGCCTCTTGCAGAAGTTTATCTCGAAATGACGGAATACCCAGTGGGCGCATTTTTCCGTTCTTTTTCCTGATATATTCTCTGCGCACAGGCTTCGGCTTGTACTTTCCTGACCTCAATTCTTCAATCAGTTCATACACATATTCAGCACTAAAACCGTCAGCTGTGTCGTTGTCACTTCCGGGAGTCATTGCTCCACTGTTTGCATATAATTTCTGGTAAGCTGCAAAATAAATGTCCTCTCTCAGAAGGTAGCGAAAGAGCCTTGTAAAGACTCCGTCATGATGTTCCGAGGAACTTTTATTGACACGCTCCAAAATCTCCGATGTTGGATTCATGAGGATTCTCCTCCCTTTCATCTTCTTACTTTGGAATTAACAAACTGCTTCCCTTCGCCATGTAGTGGGCGTTACCCACCTCGGACTACTACGGAAGCTCCGTTGCCATATGGAATATTCAGTCTCGAATAGACATAGCCTTTCGGCATTTCCACTTAGGCAATCCCTGTTTAACGATGCTTATAGGCAAGTGATAACTGTCGGATAGCATTTCGGTTTATCTCACGTGGTCTCACGCTTGCTTCATGACCTATAGCAGACACCATAACGAATTCAATATTATGGTGGAATCATGAAAGTGGTTTCAGGATAATTTCCACACCCTTCCCGGAAAAAGGAGCTAACCTTTGCTTTGGCAATCCAGCCTTATCCTTATGTTATCTTGTCATTGCAGGTACTACTCGCCTCATATCCTTTTGGCGTTTCCTGCGTTTCTGCCGTGCTGTGTTCCCGTGTCCAGTTTCCTGTCATCGGTTAGGCAGATTGACAACCGCTCTGCTGTGCGGTGTAGAGCCTAATCTACTGTAAACATCGCCTTTTACAGGCGCACAAACTCATCCGGAACAAGATAGCCGCCCTCTGCGTCTGTACCAACCTGCAAGTCGTTGTGTACATCGATCCAGTTGCGGTTTCTGACGCTGTTCCAGAAAGCCTTCTTATAGGTGTCGCTTGCTGTACCTGTCTTTTCAGTTACATTCGGAGTTGCGGGTTTTCCGAGAACAGGAGTGGAAGTTGCTTTGTTCATTTCTGCCTCAATCTCAGCCTGTCGTTCTAGACGCTGAATTTCCTTGCCAAGGTCAACAATGGTCTGTTCCATCGCATCGTATGTCTTGGAATCTTCCTCACTGAGCACGCCATTTGCGTTTCGCTTGCTGTCAAGAAAATCACGGGCAGTATCCCAAGCCTTCTTTCTCTTTTCTCTGAGTTCCTGAATTGTCATAGCCATAATAAATTCCTCCAATCAATATTTCAAAAGTGCCAGTCTTTTTTCAAGCTGGTCAATG